TTCTTTCAGCACTCTAACCTTGGTTTGCGTTGACCTGGTGTGGCCAACTACCACTCCCTTTAAAGGCGGGTGACCTACCACTATTACATCGGTGGTACGACTTTCAGTTTGTTCCTGATCTAGGCTTTTAGTAATAATTTTTCTTGGCTCATATTTTATGGGTTTTAGTCAATTTTTGTCCAATATGTTTGGTGCTTCGAAGAGGTGCTGTAAAGGTGCAACCTGTCCACGTATGGATTTCTGCTCCGGCAGCCTGTGTACACGAGGATCCACATACAAAGTGGTTTCAATATTAAATATTGTGCTATCCTTATTCACTTACATGTTAACAGAAGTGTCCAGCTGAGTGATAAAAATATCAACAGCGGACGAAGTTGGGAGTGTACCAGTAGAGGCGATGGAAAAGTACCCAGATGCTAACACACCTGCATTCTCCTTGAGGATGAACTGAATGGAACATGTTCCAGTATTCAATCCACCTCCGTACCCATCACCATAATTGGATGAATTGTTACTCCACAACTTTACCAAAGTAAAGTTGGGGGAAAACAAGAATACCGGGAAGGAAATAACTGCATTAGTCCCTGCCCAATCTATGGTGATCAAGTACTGCGTATTAGGGGTAGCGGTCCATTGTGTACTAGTTGGTGCAACAATGGCAGCTAATGTACCACTCGTTGTTACTGTAGCGGTACCTAGGGGGTTAGAACCTGAACCACCGGATCTGTTGAAGTGTACGGATTGAATAGTACCACCATCGGTGGTTGGTAGTACGGGCTTCATAAACTCGACACAATACGACACCCACAGTTCTCCAAGATCACTGGTAGGGTTAGACTGCGTTGCGAATTGAAAGTTACCATAGTCATAGAGACGTAAGTCTTGACCAGTTGGTACACTGCCTGTACGTACATAACGATGGGGTAAAATTGTTTGGTCAATGGCACACTCAATACCATGCATTAAGTCACGGGTTGGTTTGACCGACACCGCGTACTCAGCGTTCTCCATTTGCTGTTTGGTGGTGTATGTGGGTACATCAGCATTATAGTTGGTAGACATCACAACAACCCCCGGCGATCCACTGGTAACATAATCCGTGATTAGGGACCTAAACTCAAATGTCACACCATGGAATCTATATTCCTGGTAATTTTGAGCGACGGTAGATAACCACGGAAATGTTTGATACATACCGGGATTAAGAGGATAAGCAGTGTTATTAAAGGCACTAGTGCCAGTAATGTCACCGAGATACTCTCTGTGGCAGATGATGTTGGTTGAGTGGGTTGTAGAGAATTGTGGAATCTGCGAACCATTAACCAGCACGTTATAATCAGGTTTAGGACCAGCCAGGGTGTAATCACCAGATCCAAATATTGAACCAATGCCCTGTCCGAGCCATCGTCCAATTCCGGATCCAATCCCTGCGTTCCCAAACATGCTTCCGACTGTTCGTCCAAGGGTAGAACCAACGTCCTGAAACGGCGTTGCTTTCTTCTTGGGTTGGGGTTTCTTTTTCTGTTTTTGGGTCACTTGTAGTGATGCCAGCTTCTTTTCGAGACTGGCGAATTTCTTGTTACTTTTCCTAGTCATTGTATGGGATACCGTTAGACTATAC